GGATTTTACTTAGAACTAATTCTCTTATCTTTCTTTCAGCTTCCCCTTGGCTAATTCTTCCTGCCGCTGATGCATTTTGGATGTTTTTGAATTGACCTACTTTGGCTTTTCCCGAATCACCTTTTTTAATTTTAGTTATTTTACCATTTTTAGCATAAATTGGTTTCTTCATTACCTTCTCCAAGATTTGCGATCCACCGTCTTTACGACTTCGACCTTTGTTAATTAATGATTGTGCTTTATTCTTACTTATTCCTAAATCATCTGCGAATTGTTTTACTCGTACCATTATACACCAACCATCTTTTTTGCTTTTACATGTGATTTACTAAAGCTCATTCCTTTTCTCATATCTTTTCTCATACTAGTCATATGTTTAGCAGTGTGATGCTTTGAGTGTTCTTTTAATTTGTCCGTTTGTTTCTTAGTTAAAGCAGCCATTAAACCTTCTTCTTCTTTATTATTTTTTTTAATGTATTAGATTGCTTGAGATGCATCTTAGATGCACCTTTTAATTCTTTAACTATTTTTTTAATTTTACGTTTCATTATTTTTTACCCATAAGTTTCATAGCTTGACCCGCACCTTTGATACCAAATGAACTGGATACAGCTATAAATAATAAATACTGATACCAGTCTGGTAAAGTGTTAAGAACTTCAAATCCTGCTCGTACATGTTCGGTAAGTGACGGAATGAAGACTAAAATTGCGGGAGCTAACAGGACAACTAAAGCAAACTCGTCCTTCCAGGATCCATCAGTATTATCAGCCATAGATTTTTCCCACTCGACTTCACCAGCTGCAACTCGTTCTGCAACTTTGGCTTTAGCCATGACCGTAGCTATTTTGGCTTTTCCTTCTGCCTTCGTTTTCTCGACCTTATTGTCCATCCAGCTGGTCGCTAGATTTGCAATGGGCCCAATTAACGCTGCGAACATTTGCAATCCTTTTTGACAAATCTATTATCAACCCAAACTTTACCATAGTATAAAATAAAAAGCCACAGTGTAAAAAGTGCTCCTTCTATATAAGATAAACTATTCCATGCATCTAATATTGTATTTTCCATTTTAATCTCCTATTTAGCTATACTTCTTAAACTTTCCATCACCGAATCAATTGAGGGCTCGGTACTATTGGGATCAAGAATACATTTGTATTGGCGTGGGCATCCATTTGCTATGTCTGTAAAATCTAATGTAAACGTCTTTTGAGCTCCTTGATAGATACAAGCCATTTTATCTTTATACACTTTACGTTTCTTTAATCGACAAGTGGTATAGACGGGCTCAACTATTTTGCCTTGCCATATCTTTTGTTGCCTCGTGTAATCTTTTGCTTCGGCTCGTTTAATCCAAATAGAAGTCACTACTGTAAAGAAACCCACTATGACTGCAAATAAAAAGATCCAACCAATTATTTCTGCAATTTGTTTTCTCAACGCTTGCTGTTTATATATGGTTCGTTGACGCTCTTTCCTAATCTCTCCTTCCATCTGAAGTAATTCATCATAAGCGTGAGGCCCTATCGTTAAATTTAAAAACATCTTTAACTCATAGCGTTGTTCTTCTAATTTTTTCTTAGCCGAATAAGCCTGTAGTGCTGTGGCTTCAATACTTCCTGCACCAAAGACTTTACCAAATATTCCAGGGTTCTTTGCTTGTTTTTCAGCGTTATCTATATCCGATGAGGCTCCCATCCACCTAGTTAAGTCACCAGACATTTGTTCTAAGTCACGACCAACAGCAAAACCCTGCTTGATTGCAGAAAAAGCTTTGCTTGCCACACCTACGGCTATTGATATAGTTACTGGATCCATATCCAGATTATATCATAACTTATTTAGGTTTGTTAGTCCTTGCATTACTTGCAGCCTTTGAAGCTGCTGCCGTATTAATACGATATATATTCACATCGTTTCTATCGTCAGCAATACCTTCTTGTAATTGTTGTCTTTGTTGAGCTAACTCGTAAGCCTGTTGTAATTTAGCTTGATTGATTTGAAAATCCATCTGATCATTAGTTGTCTTACGTTCTAATTCAGCCGTGTCATTCTCTAGCTCTTTCTTTCTAATCTCAACCAAAGGATCTTCTGGCTGTGGTGGTTGTAGTGATGGTATTATCTCATTTAATATCTCTCCAACCTGCTGTGCAATAGCTGCATCAACGGCTGCTGGATCCATTTGAGGAACAGGTTGACCAGCCATTTGACCAGCTTCCATTGATTTTTGAAAAAACGTAGTTACCTGATCACGAGCCATCATACCCACATGTTCTTGCACATGAGCTTGTAACATAATGTACCCTTGTGGATTTGCTTGTGCCGCAGGAGTTGCTAAGAAAGAAACGTGAGCACGAACATGAGCTTCATGATCCTGTTGTTGAAACACTTGTAGTGGCATATTCTTCATACCATTACCATTCTCGGTCGCTGGATCAATTGGCTGTGGTTGTTGCTTTTGTGGTAAAAGAGCATCGATATTTTTAATATCTAATGCATCATACATCCTTCTATACGCTTCATGTATATTATGAATCTCTGGTGCCGCTTGTGCCAGCTGTAATTGCGTCTGTGCAAGCGATAATCGTTGTGCCATAGAAAAAATATTAGGGTCGGATACTGGAAGTATGTCCACACGACCATCAAAATCAGCTTGCATGGTCTCTGGGGGCACATTCCCAACAAAATAAGGGTATGGAACAGGATTTTCACTAAAAATCTCCGCTAACATACGAAATTCCTGCTTTTGAGCGTAATGTAAACGCTTATGTATAGCAGAAATGATCTTAGAGCCCTGTTCAATCAACGCAACAGTCGTTCCAACGGGTGCATTTGAGTTCATGTCGGCTACTTTTGCGTCTGCAACCTGTGCAAAACGTCTACCAGAATCAACAACCACACCTAAAAGCTGTGCTAACGTAGCTGAAGGCTCTTTATAGGGGAGTGGGATGATTGAGTTCTTGAGATCTCCACCCGGTACATCGATATCTCGAAACTCCCCAGGATTAAGAGGCTCATCATCATTACGAATACGAACACCACGAGCCTTAAAGCCCGCTGGAAGATTCGATAACGTACCGGCATCAATCAGCTGTCTTAAAATTGAAGTCGCTGCACGGGATAAACCCCCGATGGTGTGTAACAATCCAAAACCATAAAAGCCAAACCCTGGTAAAAATTTAAAATGCGTAAAATACTGCCTCTTTCTTCTTAATGGGTCTTCTTCTCTAAAGTTTCTAGAAATTGATAACACTTTTCCAGAACTCTGATCAATGGTGACAATATAAGGGAGCATAATACCTGAAGGATTCCCCTCCATATCCATGTCTTCAAAACCTTCCAGATCCAAATCCATATGGCATTCCAATAAGGTATAAGAGTCATCAGAATAGTTTGGACGTAGTCCCAACAACTCATCAGCACGTTCTTGGATAGCTCCATCATCTTGACCTTCATCCGATTCAGATAATTCAACATCTCGATACACTCCTGCTACTTGTAGTTTACGAATGTCATTGTACGACATTCTAACCACATGTGTCACCCTCTCCGCTGTTCTTAAATCAGAAGCCGAATACGGAACAACCATATCCTCGGCTGGTACAAATTTAGAAACTGCCCTTTGCTTAGTCTCGTCAAAATATACTTTCTTAAAGGTAGAACCAGTTAAGGGCAGATAAAATAACATTTGATCGGTGTCAGGATCATACTCCTCCATGATCTCTGTAATTTGGTAATTCATAAAATCTTCAACACGCTGGGCTTGTGCTTCAGTTTCCTTGGTCGGTGTTCCAAGAACCTGGGCTTTTACAGGACCACCACTTGGTAACATCTCTTTATATGATTGTGATTGAAATTGCGTAACCGCTTCAGATAGTAAGGGGTGCGTTACACCACTGGCCCCCAAAAAAGGTTCACTTCGATCCTCATAATTTATTCCTAGTAACCCTAGACCCTTGGCAATGGCTTCTTCCCAATCTTCTCTTGACTCCAAATCTTCACGGAACTTGGCTCTAATGTCTGATGAAAGATCTCCCAAAACTGAGTCGTCAAGAACCTCTGAAAGATTGGCTGCATGATCATATTCTTCTGCTTCAACTTCAACCTCTTCTCCATCAGATAACTCGATGCCTTCTGGTAATAATTCTTGAGTGTCTTCTAATTCAATATCAAGACTATCTTCTTCAGGCATCATTTGACCCCCCGCCCCCATTGAGCCTTCTACCATACCTGCTATTTGTCTAGGTTCTATCGCCATTATGTTATCCTTGTTTTTTTACTTTTTGTAGGAAGCATACGATCCGAAAATCGGTTGGTAACGCTTTTACCCTTATTTTTTTTTATGGGTTTTTTCTTAGCCATTTTTTTTCTTAATTTTTGTTTTTGCTTTTGCAGCTCTTTCTTTTTCTTGTTTTAAGGTAGGGACGTTACCTTGACCTTTGTACTTACTTCCTCTTTTTACTCTAACAATATCTGCTAAAGTAGTGTTTAACTTGGGAGAAACTTTTTTACCTTTCATAGCAGCTTGTTCTAATCTTCTTGTGCTTTGAATACTTTCCAACATAGGAGTTTCTTTTTTACTTCTATTTTGTTTTCCTATTATTCCAAGTTCTTTTTGTTTTTTTGTTCTTATTGTTCTTGGTGCCATTTTATTATCCTTTAGTAAGTTCCCTTAAACATTCCACCACGGTTTTTAAGTACCCCGCCCATTGCTTTTTTTACTGTCGGTCCTACGTCTTTAGGCTTTTGAGGTTTGTATTTCTTTTTTTTATCTGTGCCTTTTCCATAAATTCTGCCACCAATATGTATCTGGTCATAGTCACTTGAATCAGATGCTTCAAACTCATCATCAATTATTCTTGCCAAAGCTCTTGCTGGATTTTTTTTATCTTGGTTTCTTGTTTTTCTACTTTTTTTGTCGCCTTT